CTTTTGCCCCTTTAAGATGAGATTTGAAACACCATTTTCCCACCACCTCACCCACTGTCGTACCTTGTCGAGTGCATAATTATACATTGTGTTGCGTACACCATCGTACCGCATAACCATACATTTCATCTGCATATATACACACTAGATCACCAGATCGTCAGATCAAGATCACTGGATACAGTTGTCATACAAAATAAAGAGGGCATTAATACACCCTCTTATAATTTTATTCTTTTATGCAGATATCTTATCTTCTACACCTATATTGTTTATTATCTTTGTGTTTGTGTTTCCTGATAGTGGCATACCATCATTAACATTTTCATCAATTATATTTGCTGTCACTATAGTGTTTTCACATTCGTTCACATCTAATCCATATAATTGCTTATAATTTTCGAAAGGTTCTTTATAATTTCCACCAAAAATATTGCCTGTAATAGAACAATTTTTTACTTTATAAAATATCGCACCCTTACCTGAACTTATTGTGTTTGCTAATATATTACAATTACTCATTGTTATTTTATCCGATTCTGTTATGTATAAACCCTCTTGTTTATTTACAAGCATAGCACAACCAACCAAGGATAAATAATGTACCTTTGACACTCTACAACCATAACTATTTTGGCTATTACTAAACCAACAATTTATAAACCTAATGTTATTACAAGGATATACGTCACCACCAAATATTTTCATGTTTTCATTTGTTGATGTGTCAAATAAAGAATTTGCAAAATATATACTATGAACTTCGCAAAAATATGTTGATATTGTACAACCTAAAACACATTTTATGATATCCATATTAGTACAATAGAATCCACTACCACTAGTTATATGTAAACCTATTTCTTTGCTACCATGGATAATCAAACTTGTTATGAATGTGTCTGCTACAATTCCACCACTACTTGCTTCATAATGTTGCGCCAAGCCTGTTTTACTTTGATCGCTAAAATTACAATTTGTTATATAACACCCAAAGGAATGAGGGGAACTTATTAATCTTAAACCAAAACCACCATAATATAATATAACATTTGTAAATCGTAAAGAATTGTAAAATACAGCTTCAATTATAGAACCACTGTGTGTTGTATTTGATGTTATTGATATATTTTCACAACCTCCTTTAGTTGGTTTTTCGCTATTACCCTTAAAATAAAGTATTGGTTCTGTTCCTTTGTATTCTGACACAATTTTCGCTTTTGGTAAGCCAACAAATGTAATTTCTTTTGTTATAATAGGTAGTTTATCTGTAATTTTATATATGCCTTGAGGAAATACAACCCCTGTAATATTGTTATCTAAAGCATAATTAATACAATTTTTAATTGCTATTGTATCATCGTTAACACCATCACCCACAGCACCATAATCTTTCACGCTAAGATAATCTTTTGTTTTGTCTATTTTTGAACCTTCAACTAAAACATTGTAAATATTTCCATTTTCATCTTTAAAAGGTATTTTGTTGAATTGCTCATTTAAAACTGTTGGCGTTCTGTATGTAATTGGATTCAAAACATTAAATAATATGTTATCACTTTTAAATATTGTTGTATTTTCTGTTGTAACATCAATTTCATTTTTTACTTTGGTTAAATATTCGTTTATTTTGTTGTCAGCTTGTTCTAGTGTTTCAATGTTGTCATTCACTTTATTATCTAAATTTGTGATTAAACTTTTTGTTTCAATAATTGATTCATTAATATACTGATTTGTGTCAGCAAAATTATCATCTATATTTTGTTGAACTGATTCAATGACAGTATCTAAGGTGTTGTTTTCGTTTAGATACACATTACTTGCTTTTGTTATTGGGTAAATTTTATCCCAACCAGTATTATTCTTTTTATTTATTACAACATTATAATTTGACATATTTATTCCCCCTCTAAGAAATAATTTCAAACCACATACTACCGTTTGTTGGTGCTGTTTCTGTTACTGGTATATCAAATATTTGCTTGTTTTTTATTTCTACCCAATTTGATAATGTGCTTGCCCCACTCTTTTGTAATATATATGTCTTTTCACCGTTTACAATTGCAATATCCCCCACTTGTGCTGTTAATGTTAACATTTCAGCTTCACTTGATACTACATGAGTATCTGTAATTGCTATGCTTGGCAATAAGGAACTATCTATTTTTCCATCTGAACCAATCCCTGCATAACCATTTACTTTATTTTTATTTGCTGTATCTTCTGGAATAAAATTGATTTTATCTTGTTTTCCATTCCAAAGCATTTTGTCTGTTGTAGAAACAAACTGTTTATCAGATGATTCTATTACTAAATTGCTGTTTGTTTCTGGGTGTAATGTTTGGTATTCACCATTTACTTTTTGTTTGATTCTAACATTTATAGACAATTTATAACCCCCTTAAATAATCAGTTTATCGGTTCATAAATTATATCTTCTGGTAATTCAAAATCATGCCCTGTTGTTGTGCTAATCTTATACCATATACTTTCGTTGTTTGCTTCCATCGGTTCATTTTCTTGTAAATAAGTAAAACCAACATCTTTTGAACCTCTGACAAGAACTTCATATTCCAAACCACCTGTGGTTGACATTGGAACTGTATGGAAATGTTCGTCAATTTTTGTTGGTGTTTTATAACCTAAAGATTCTTTTGTGTTGATTGTTACTTTATCACCATTAAAACTCTTTGTTACAACATTTTCTATAGATACATCAATATTAGCTGTCATATTATTAGAATTTATTAACAACGTTTTTTGTTCTATAATACTATCACCATTATTAATAAATATTGTGTTATTTACACCAGTGTTTTCATATGATTTTGATGAATTGAATACATTACCACTCACAAAACAATTGTCTGAGGTTATATTAACACCAATATTTGTATTAGCTTTACTAATAAAATTGTGAACCGTTGTATTATCACATTCAATGTTTAATGGATAACGACCGCTTAATTCGGATAATGTTTCTACAATAACATTTGTAATTGAAGAAATACCAACACCTTTTAAATGTATACCATCAATTACACCCCTTTTTATAATTAAATTGTTTGCTTGGAAATAACCGTCTTGTAGATTCGCATTAATTAAAGTATAACCATCTGTTAGAATTAAATCATTAAAATATAAATCACGACCTGTTATATTGATTAAATCTAAATTATTAACTTGAATATCCATATTTCCATCTAATTGTAGATTTGTTATACTGATATTATTTGCGTCACCATATAATAGATGATTTGTTGAACCGCCCATTAACACCAATCTAGTATTTTGACGATCAAAACCAAATAAAGTAACGTTATCTTTTAATTGTAGTGATCTTGTAAGGTATACACCGCTAGGTATGTAAACACTACCACCGCCAATTGAATGAGCGTAATCAATACAAGCTTGTATTGCTAATGTATCATCTGTTGAACCGTTACCACTTGCGGATTCTTCACCATTTGGTGGATTCTTCACGTTTAAAAAATAATTAGATAATATGTTGTTAATAATAACGTTGATCTCACCACTAACAATATATTGTTCGATTAATTCACCAACATATTTTGGCATTTGATTCACATTATCAGTTAATTCATTTAATTTTTTAACAACCTTGGACACTAACTCCATTAAACTTAGGCTATCATCATATACTAAAGGTATAGTTTTATTTATCCAGAAACTTAGTGTTTCAACATCTTTGAAATACTTATTAGTAGTAGAACCCATACACATCCCCCTCAACTTTCCATAGATTGAAAAATAGGTCTTTTAATTCTTCGATCACCATTTTATCAATGTTTAAAAATGTTTCTCTAAATTCTTTTAACATTGTAGAATATGTTTGACCACTTGTTTTCCCTAATACTAGTTGTTCGTAATCTTCTAAACTTGACATATCTTTTATAATGTTTGATTGGTTTTTATTTTCTCCTGTTTGATTTCTAGTTGTATCAACTGTATTATTTGCTGTGTCCGTTATGTTGTTATTTGCTTGTATTAATGTAACATCATTAATTTTACCTGTTAATGTTATTTCATTTGCTTGTGTTTCTTTTCCTTGGTTTTCTGTTGTGCTTTTATCTGTCTTTTTGTTTTCTAGTTCCCCTGTGCTTGTAACAGTTGATTCATTATTGTTTTTTTCAACTTTACTTAAATAAGTTTCGTTATCAACACCTTTCAAACCATTCATTGGTGTATCACTTTCTAAATTGTAATTTTCACCTTTTGTTTTATCTTCTGTTTTGCTTTCGCCTGTTTCTGTGCTAGTATTATTTAATTCTGTTGTTGATTCTACATCTAATTGTTTATTTTCTTTTGTTTTATTGTTTGTGTCTATTGTATTGCTATCTGTTGTTTGTAGATTTTCAGTTGTTGTGTTTTTTCTGCTTTCAGTGTTTTTTATTGTTTCACTGTCCATTCTGGTGGTCACATCATTTTGTGTAGCTTTTTCGTTATTGTTTCCTGTTCTTTTGTGTGTTGTTTTTAACTCCACATCATACAAGGGGTTGAATGTTAATAATTCACTTTTATACAATTGGTTATAGTAAGGCATAATATCATTTAATCTACTATCTAGCCTTAATTTCCATAAACCAACCGTTTCTTCACATATTTCCCTTGTGTAATAATGTTTTAATATTTTAGATTGTAATACACTTCGATAACTTTCATCAAAGATTGGATAATCAAAATCGAATATTTTTTCTTGTGATTCCTTAATAACATTATTTATACTCTTATAACCTACACTTTCATCTAAATCACATAAACTTTCACATATTGATCTAACCTGTGTAGTATATACCCCCACTAAATTTCATCCCCTTTCAGCTCCTCTTGTAACATTAATTTGTTTATAACATCTTCCCTAAATTCTACACTTACATTCAATGAAAACATTTCATTGATCTGATTACAAGCTATTTCACGAACACCCAAACGAGTATACTTTTGAGCGTTAATGTCACCAGTGTTTAATTCTACTTCTGCTGACAACATACGTTCCTTTTTATTGAATGAACCGTTTGAAATACCTAATTCTGTTAATAACTCGTTTTTTAATTGTGTTTTCAGCACTTGTAATTTATCTGCATGATAGGTAGCATTTAAATCTAATACAGTGATACTATCATTTAATTTTAGTGATTCATCACCAAATATAAATGGTGTGTTTGCTCTCGTTTCTTGCATTAAATTTAATAAGGTTAAACGTTGTGTTTCTGTGCAAGTGATAATAACAGGTGTTTTTAATGATTCAAGATTTACATCTATGGTACGCTCTATGTTTGATAAACGTTTGGAATATAATTCAATAAGATCGGTTGAAGATGTATGAATATAATTGTTGTATATAATTACACTGTTATGAGCATTTAAAACATTTTGATAACCATTTGGTGAATGTACACGTCTTGTTGTTGGCTCGTTGTATATGTCCAAACGTTCACCAACAAATGGTAATGTAAGATGTCCTAACACTTCATCATAAAAGAATAACACTTGACCTTTTTCAAACAATTGTAATTCAAGGTATCTTTCATCAATTGTATTTGGTAGATTGTTCCACTTAAAAATTGACATTGCAAGTGATTTGAACTTGTTATAGTATTGTAAATAAGTGAGTAAATTCAATCTAGTTACTTCGCTGTCTATTTTTGCTCTTTTTCCCACGTATTCACCCCCTTTAATTGATACTATTATCTAAACTATAATTTCCAACATGATCTGGATTCTTCCATAATGTGATCCCACTATCAAATATATTACATATCTTTGTTGTTTCTTCGTTGCTTAAATCACCTTTAATTTTAGCCCCTATTGTTTTTACATAATTAAAATATGGTCTAGTGTTTATATTAGGTTTCTTTATTCTGTTAGTAGCATATCCATACATTGTAAAAAATTCGTCTATTATGATTGCGTACTCGTTTTTGATTCCCATACGATAAATACCTATAAATTTATCTTTACCTATTAAAATATTGCCTGTGATATTTCCTTTGCATTGATTTGGTAGTGTTTGTAAATCTTTCTTTTTTCCTAAAATATTGGTAATATTTGATATAGATGAAACAAAACCACCTATATTGCCTGTGGCAACGGACATCACATTATTTGTTAAACTACCCAACATTGCTAGTCTGTTAGTATTTTCATTTTGTGCCAACCATGTCTGAAAACTATCTGTTGTAAATGGTAGTTGTGGATATGGAAAAGTTTCAATCCCATATTCTTCATTTTCCCCTATCCCCTTGTAATTTAATGGTGTGATCTTGCATTTACCACCAATTACACTTTGCACATATAACTTGAATATAATGTCTGAACCAGTAATATATTCTTGTTCAATTGGTATATTCGCTCCTAAATGATTTGTTACTTGAATAAAGTGATAAGGATAAGTATATAACTTATTGTTTTTTGGTGTCCAACCATCTAAACTATCATACTTTTTATTTAATCGAACCTCTAATGTTGTGACTTCATTATTCCCACCCATAAAACCAGTATCAGCAACCCTATTATTTACACCCCACGATGGTAGCATATAAACGCCTATTACACTATCAATTTTCCCTAATACATTTAATTCTTTTAAATAATTTGAAACGGTGTCTAACTCTTTAAAAGCAAATTGATTTGGGCTATAGGATTCCCCATATTTATAAATGCCACTGCTCATTGCTGTGGGATCGGGTAACCATTCTGTAGTTACTACAACATAATACCAACTAGTAGGCGTTAACTCCATTAACTCGTTATATTTGATATATTCCCCTAATTCAAGATTTTCAGGCTGTGTGTTGTTTCCTATGGTGTCATTCTTTGTGTGTTCACGTTCCACAAAACACTGAAGAATTTCAAAATCAAATTGATATGTTTGTATGACATCAATATCAAATGATATTTCACAAACTGTGTTACTAATATATTTTACTTCATTGATAAAAGCATAAAACCATTTATTGTTAAAATTAGTGTTTTTATACATAATATAATTACAATCGTGTATTTCATCAGCGTTACATTCTACTTTTATTGTGTTGGATTCTCTCACATAAGTACAATTTGAAAATTGCTTGAATGTTTTTCCAATAAAATAATTTGTTTGTGCTTCTGTACTAGAAAATATTGTGCTGTCTCTATAGGTTGAATTAAAAGGAACACCCTTTAAAATTCTGATAACACTATTTGGTGTGACTGTCATTATAACACCTCTTTTCTATAAATAGTGAGTGAGTATAATAACCCACTCACTATTGTATAATACTAACCCACCGTAATTGTCGCTGTAGCTTTCTTTGTACTGTCGTAAATGCTTGTACATGTTACCGTTAATGTTGTAGCTGTTTCACTTTCTCCAACTTGTAATACACCCTCTGGTGTAATTGTGGATAATGTACTATTAACACTCCATACAACTCTTTTACTAGCAAAGTTTTCAGTTACAACTTGTGCTATTAATGTCAACGCTTGACCTTTCGATACTTTTGCTGTATTTGGACTAATTGCAACGCTTGTCACGCTTGGTGTACCTTGTACAAATATAATATTATTTGCATATGGACTAGTTGCAAATGTTTTCCATGTGTGAACCCAATAATTCCAGTATAGACCTTCTTCGTTTGGTTTTTCACCTGTTTCAAATAATTGATCGTAAATTTGAAAAAAGTCACGATCTAAAATACCACCAACAATCATATTTAAAGATGTGTTTTCTTCTTCTGTTAATGCTGTGTAAGATGGTTCATCTGCAAACAATTCATTTAATCTTTCCATATCATCAACAGAAAAACTGTCAATCAAAACTCGGTTACCCAAAAATTCAACTGGACTTAAATTGAATACAGAAGCTAACACATTAACATCAATTAAAGCGTCAAAACCTGTGTTACTAAGTAAAATTTGATCTGCTTTTTCACTGTGTGTGCGAACCTTTGCAATATTGTATTTGTTGTTCATAAACGTTAATTTGTTTGACACTTCTTTTACAGTTGCTACAACACTTTTAATGTTGTTTTCTTCCACATTTGGGATAGTTACTGGATAAGATTTACCGTCTAAAATATGTCTAGCCAACATATATTTGATTGTCAAAAACTCATCATAATTCATAGCATTATACATAGATTCAATAATACCACTAATTAAATTTGACACACCGTCAATTGATAAAAACGCTTTACTTAATGACTGTCTTTGAACAGTTTGTTTGTAATATTTTTGGTAATTCATCACATAAAAACTAGAAAGAATAGTTGGAATTTCTCTTTTAAATACTGTGCTTTCAGCTTGTTGTGGATTATAAGTAAATGGTTTTGCAATCTCAATAAATAAATCTTGTATTACTTCACCATATTCCAACATACCCTTTTTGAACATTGCCAAAGGATTATTATAACTTCTGCTAGATATTAATGTTTTTGCAATACGATTCACCAAAGAATGAATGAACTCATTTTGTAATGTTGGTTGATTCATTAATGTTTTACCAATAGAACGAATTACTTCAGTATCTTGCGTTGCTACTGGAACATAACTTTGATAATTTGTGCTTGCGTCATTTCTTATAGCGTTCATAATCGCTATACTTGAATTATTAAATGTTACACTGCTTGGAATACTAGGCATATTTTATTCCCCCTCTTTCTTGAATAGATCATCAATTGTAATTGTTTCCTCATTTACTTCTTCTGTTGTTTCTTCTTTTGTTTCTTCTGAAGCTTCTACACCTTTGAAACGGTTGATATAACGTTCCCTCCAGTTTGCTTCTACTTGTTGAACCTGTGCTTCTAATTCTGTGACTTTGCTTTGTAAGGCTTCTATTTCTTCTGTTTTGTCGTTTGTCTCCATACTGTCGATTGTGTCGCTTATATCTTCTAATAAAGAGATAATAACATCATCTGAACCTAAACCAGTAATTCGATCTAACAATGATTGTTTGTCTACAATAGCCATCCTTTACTCCTTTCTAAACTTTACCAAAAGCAATAATATAAGTACCTTTTTTGTAATTGTATGTTTTGTATTTGATTGCATTTTCACAATTACCACTAATTACATTTACTTCACCATTCTCATGATTGATACTGGATACAACACCAACATGTGTTATATCAGCATAAGTAAATTTGTTTGACATAAAAACAACGTCTCCCCTTTTTGGTTGATACTTTCCATCTCCACCATATACAATTGTTTTATGTATTCTGTTTTGTTTTTCAAAATGTTCTTTCATTCTGTCACAATTTTCATGTTTTCCTACAATGTCAGATAATCCAACCAAGGATGCAAAATAAGATAATGAAGTCGCACACCAATGATCTTTGACATAACTACCATAATACCAACGTTGTATTTTTTCTACTGTGCTATCCCATTCTTTCGCATTCAAATATTCCTCGAATACGTCAGCAATGTTTTCTTTTGCTTTTCTGTTCTTTTGATAGTTACCAACCAATAAACCGTTAAACTTAATGTTACCGTTTGATGTATTGACTTTCAGATCACCATCATTCATTTTTAACTGTAAAATCATCGTCAACACCCAACCTTTCTAACAATTTGGTGATTGCAATTGTGTTGTTTTGTACCGCGTCAGCAATAAGTTTATTTGCTTCAAAGTATTCCTTTCTTACGGTTTCATCCTTGTCAATAAACTTATTAAACATATAGTACACAAACCATAACACAACGCCTACCATACCACTATCAGTTACAAATGACATTAACGCTTCGTTCATTTTTATACCCCTTTCTTTTGTAAAATATAAACCCCTTTTTCTATATTCTTACAATTTTATTATATCATAAAACTTGAAATAATGCAAATATCATGGTATAATGAACTAGAAAAGAGGTGAAACGGTGAACAAAAATAAATACTACGATGGTACAAAAATATTGTCATTAAATGACATAAACGGTAACAAACCAGAAATATATATTATTACTTCTAATCGTACGGGTGGGAAAACTACATATTTTGGTCGATTGGTAGTAAATCGGTTCTTAAAAGATGGTAAAAAATTTGCTTTATTATATCGGTATAACTACGAATTAGATGATTGTGCTTCTAAGTTCTTCAAGGATATTCAAGGATTATTTTTTCAAGATAAGAATATGACATCTATGAGACGTGCAAACGGTATCTTTCATGAGTTATTTTTAGATGAAAAATCCTGTGGTTATGCTATTTCATTAAATAGTAGTGACCAAATAAAAAAATATTCTCACCTTTTTTCAGATGTTGAACATATCATCTTTGATGAATTTCAAACAGAAAGCAACCGCTATTGTGCTGACGAGGTGAAAAAATTTATTTCTGTTCACACCTCAATCGCTAGAGGTCAAGGAAAACAAACAAGATATGTTCCAGTGTTTATGTTGTCTAATCCAGTAACCATCATTAACCCATATTATGTTGAACTTGGTATTTCTTCCAGATTGAGAGACAACACTAAATTTCTTCGTGGTGATGGTTATGTGTTAGAACAGGGTTTTGTTGAAAGTGCTAGTAAATCACAATTAGAAAGTGGTTTCAATAAAGCTTTTGCAAATAATAGTTATGTGTCATACAGTAGTCAAGCTGTATATCTAAATGATAATAAAGCTTTTATTGATAAGCCTACAGGGAATAGTAAATATTTGTGTACATTGAAATATGAAAACACATACTATGCGGTGCGTGAATACGCTGATCTAGGGATATTATATTGTGATACTTCTGCAGATAACACTTTTAAAATGAAAATTGTTGTTACTACGGAAGATCATGAAATAAATCATGTGATGTTGAAAAAGAATGATTTCTTTCTTTTGGCTATGAGACAATTATTTGAAAAGGGATGCTTCAGATTCAAAGATTTGAAGTGTAAAGAAGTTATTCTTAAATGTTTATCTTATTAGTTTGGTTTCTTCCAGTGACACTATATATGATTGCGTGGGGATTGCACAGGTGAAAAAAACTGCCTACAATATTTTCAAGTTTGCAACTTGCTTATATGGACCACTGGTTAAAGAAATAGATAAGAAAAAAGATGGTACTATTACAACACCATCTTTTTTCTATTTCATGGTATACCAATCTTCGACCAATAGTATACCGCCAATAATTCTTTTGGGGTTAAGGTCTCCACTAAGTCTTAATCCCTCTTTAAAATCCCTTAAAGTTCTTTTTGTATTGATACAATCCCAATCATCTTTTGTTAATTCGTTTTCTTTTAGTTTTGTGTGTAGTTTCCCTGTTAAACTACTAATCAATATGTGTTTGCATTTATCCCCCATACCCGCACATTTGACATCATATTTTTTGTAATCTTCTTCGATTGGTATTAATTCCCCACCCTTTTCAATGTGTGTTCTTTTTTCAATATAGGTTTTCTGTCTAGTAAAGATTGCTTCTTCCCATAAACACTCTATTTTCCAATGACAAAATTCTGATTCATGGATTGGAACATTCACCAATTCATCTATAGATATATCACAATGTATACTATCTGTATCAGCATATATAAAACCTTTTTTATCTTTACCGTAAAAATTCGCTTGTGCTGTTCTTATTGTGAAGTCTCTTGCGTAACTTGTAATTGCTGAACCAATTGGAATATAACCCTCTTGTTTATCGTTTGCTAATACATTTCTATAACTAATTGTTCCATCTGGTTTCACATAAGCAATTTTAAACGAACTATCTGTGCTACTTGCCATCTTACCATATAAATTATTTAAAAATAGTTTTGCTAGTGTTCGTTGTGCCCCTTTGCTAGTTTGTTTTATAGTTTTATACTTATTTATGTATTCATCAAATAAACCTATTTCACTATAAAACCAACAACCATCTAATATTTCAAAATCTACTAATTCATACTGATCTAACAATAGTTGATAATCTGTCATTGTCAAAGTAAGTGTCACTTTTGTGTCTTGTATTACTCCATCACGATCAACATAAGTATTATAGTATTTACCATCTTTTGGATTTAACACATCACTGGATTCTAAATTTTCATTCCCTTTGTAGAGATATGAATTTTTAATTTGAATAAATGGTAATCTATTATCTTTTAAATAAAATCTTGTTTTAATTCTTATAAAATAATATTTGTTATTTCCTAATGCTTTATCTGGAATATAATTCCCTTTCCAGAACACTGGTTTTCCTATTGGGTATCTGTTACCACTCATAGAATGCATAACACTAGGATATAAGCTGTTGACATCACAGGTCACACCATGATAATAAATTCTTTCTTCTTTCCCTTTAACAACATAACACCAACCACCCCTATATGAATTTCTTACATATTCATAATAATTAGTGTTAAGTTCTTCCAGTGGGATTGTTGTTAATTTTGGGAAGAAGTTTTCGTAATCTTCTTTATGATAGAAGCTTTTAAATTCTTCTAAACAACAACTGCCAATGGTTAATTTATTGTGTCCCTCTGAAAACATAAGTTCCAAAGCTTCTTTAATTACTAACACATCATTCTTAATATACTCTTGTTCTTCTTCGGTGATCTCACACCCACTATAACGAAACCCTTTATAATCCATGTCTAGTTTTTGATGCTTTGTTTTAAAGCTTTCTCCGATTGATTTCAAGCGAAATGGTAGTAATTTCAAGCTATCACGTAATTCTATTATTTTATTATTAACTTTTATTGTTAATGTATAAAACTGTCCTTTTGTTGTCATACTAAACTTAAAACTATTGTTTGGCATATTCTTATTTTTTAGCCATTCCCCCTTGATTCCCTTTTTGGGGTCATCTTCTAATAGTTCAAATGCTTGTGTAAAGTTTCGTTTTGTTAAAAGATAAGACAACCAAAATTCACCATCAAACTTTAAGTTGTGGTAATAGATTATAACATCACCGTTCATGTTTGTAAAATAGTCTAAGGTTTCGCCAATACTGTTATGAATGATTACTTTTTCTTTTCCTATCTCAACAAATGCACTTGACCATACTTCTGTGTTGATCTGCTGATCATATACGGTAGTCTCAAAATCTCCTACAAATATTCTTACACTACGTTTCTTTTTCATTCATAAAAACCCTCAAACAATTCACCAGTTTCTATTTGTTCGTTTATTTCATCTTTGAACCCTTGTGACATCTCTGGTAAATACTCCAACATTTGTGTCATGCATTGACCTAATGCATAACTATCATAAGCTTCTCTATAAGTAGGAAAATCTCCATTTTGTCTGCCTGCTTCTAGCATTTCTGCAATATCGTCTTGATCGTACATGGTGAGAAGCTTGTCCAACCATTGATTCATCATAGGTCCACATAGTTTGGGAAACTGGTTCATCTCAATTCTAAAATTTGCTATTACTATAGATGAAAAACTAGGTATGTCAGATTCAAAAAATGGTTCTGATTCATTTCTATTTGATTCTCTATCTTTGAATTTATCAAAGTAATTTTCCCAATCTCTTTTTCTTAGTGCTTCTTCTTTCTTTCTTCTTCTCTCTTGGTACTTCTGGTCGAGTTGATCTCTATATGTTTTTACTTCCCCTGTTTCTTTGTCTACTTTATAGGATTTAATTTTTATATCTTCTGTTGTATAACCCTTTAATCTTTCAAGGTTGTATTTTGTTGGTTTTGCATTTAATAAACTAATGTCTTGATTTAACTTATAACCTTGGTTTTCTAATTTGTTTACAATATTATTGATTCTGTTTACTTCTTTTTGGTAACTCTTTTGTAAACTTGTTTGTTGTTTTTTCATTTGTTTTTATTCTCCTTTCTAGTCAAATAAAATAGCAATAAATCAACGGTAACTAGTGGTTAATTTATTGCTATTTTGAATTTTTTGAAATAGATGTGATGTTTAGATGTGATTATTTCTTATATGTTTTTGATTTATTAGAAGTGTTTGATTTGTAATAAGTTTGTTTTTCTTGTGGTTTTTCCTCTTGCGCTTTTCTTTCACAAAAAGTAAATTCAGATACTACAACATCTGTTGTATAAATGGTATAACCATCTTTATGATCATAACTACCAGTTTGAAGTCTACCAGATACACCAATTTTCACACCTTTACCAGTATGTTCACTAATCACTTCTGCTGTTTTCCCAAATGCTACGCAACGGATAAAATCTGCTTCACCCTCTGATTTAAAACGATTGTCTACAGCTAAAGTAAAATTGACAACCGCTGTTTCATCATTGATGTGTCTTAATTCTAAATCTTGTGTTAACCTACCTATTAAATTTACATTATTCATACTCTTTCTCCTTTGTTATACGATACTATCCGTATCTTGATAATTTATTGGTTTTCTATTCTCGTCTAGCTCATTTGCTACAATCAAAAATTGCTCTTCGCTCATACCGTATAGTTTTATATGTGTTCTTGATTCTAGTACTGTGATAGGTTTCCATGTGTCATCAATTCTGTAAGAAACTGTTTTTAGTATGTCCTCATTGTCTTTATACTTCTTGTTTGGTAATATAGCAATCATGTCTTTAACCTCTTTTGTTACTAGGTTAAATAGTGTAACCTTGACTTCTAATGTTTTGATTGTTCGTGTTACCATTGGTTTTCTTGGCATTAACATTCCCCTTTCATTGTAAGTAATTAAATTGGTTGTTCTCCTTGTGTGGGTTTTTCGTGCTATGGTAAGGAGAATTAGAAACCCATAGCACGAAAGATTTTTGTTCTTCATCTTATGTAAAGTATTACCAAAGATTGATACAATTTAAGTATAATGTATTTAGTCTCTTTTGTCAACATATTCCAGTAAATTATTGTACTTTTTTTCTGTTATTTTACAAGATGTGATTTCTCCGTTTTCAATGATGAAAGTCATTCCTAAATTATAAAGGTCTAGTAATTGTAGCACAGAACATATGTTGAATAAAGACTTCATCTTTTGTGTGACCCTCCTTTCTAAAGATTGTAATAACTTTCATATGCTAGAATATATTCTTCTTGTGAGATTCTTTTTGGTTTACGATCTGTTTCATGCTGTCTATAGTAGTAACCTTTTTCTGATCTCCAGTAATAACAATAAACATCATCATATTCATAATACAAGAATATACTAGGCATATAACACCACCTTTCTTTTAAGCTTCTTCCATGTAACCTAAATATAGTTTGTCTTTTGTTGTTATGTCAATATGAATATCTATGTTAGTAAATTTTAATGTTCTGGTGTTAAAATAATCCAGTTTATGAAATATGTTTTCGCTTATCAATAGAAAGTTTGGTTTAATTCTGTTGTAGTTTTCAAATGTGTAAATAGCTTGTATGATCTTGTTTGTGATCTCTTGGTATGGTGTGATTGTGTCAACTGGTAGTCTATTAAAACATTCTGATAAATAGATCATGAAAATAACACCACCTTAATATTTAGTTGTTTGTAATGATACTATCTGTATCAACATAATAGATATAACCACAACTTGAATTGATTATACTTTTAATTCTAGTGTGATATTCGCTGTCTACTTGATCAGCTAACACATCAAATAATATTTCTAATCTACTAATTAAATAATGCCTTAATTCTCTTGTCATATCTTTTTTGTTTTCTAGTTCGTATAAGGTTGAATATAGTTGACTTAATAATTCTTGGATTCTTATCATTGTAACACCTTTCTCCACCGTATAGCCGATATGGTCAGCTTCATAATTATCTTGATTCGATTAGATCGTATATTAAACTGTCTAGTTCTCTTAATTCATTGTAATACTTTTCTAGTCTAAATTTTGCTGTTTTGTTATTTGGGTTTTCACTTAATATCTTTTTTTCTGTGCTGATCTGAACTAATAATCCTTTCTTTGCTAATGAATAAATTCTTTCTTGTGTGATCATGCTACCCCTTTCTATGTACCCTCATATTTTATGATCTAAGTTGTTTTACATTTTCGTTCTCCAGATGGTGGTCATCTCGTCTATCTGTAAAACTAACCTATAATTATTATACCATGACAAGAACAAATACGTCAATAATAAAGTACATGATTTTGCCTTGAATAGTACAAGATTCGTATCACACAATTCGACAAAATATTAACCCCTAATCTGGACCAGAGCTTTACACAAAGTGAATAATGTATGAATATAAAATGCATAACGTTTGCATATTTATTCAGAACAAATGTGTACGAAATGAAATGTATGTTTATGCACTCGACAAGGTACGACAGTGGGTGAGGTGGTGGGAAAATGGTGTTTCAAATCTCATCTTAAAGGGGCAAAAG